TACAACATACAAAAAGTTGGTCCTGTAAATGATGCCGCTATCTATGAAAGAGCAAAACAGTTCTATCAAAGTTTAGCAAATAATAAGTAGTTAGTTAGACAGGGTGATAGAAATATCACCCTGAAACATAAGAGTGGAAAATGTTAGAAAGATTCAAAGAGGTATTTGCTGGCCTTCAAACAGCATATGGTCAAACTAAAGTTACAGATGAATTATCTGAAAACGGAAAACATGAAGCTAAGTCTTTTACTAAAAAAGAACCAGTAACAGATTTACTTTGGCAAAGACATTTAAATGGTGATGAACCTGCATTAGGAATAGTTCCTATTAGAGAAGACAATAGATGTAAATGGGGATGTATTGATATTGATACATATCCATTTGATCATAAAGCTTTTATAAAAAAGATTAGAGATAAAAATATACCCATGATTTTGTTTAGATCAAAATCAGGTGGAGCTCATGTGTTTTTATTTACAAAAGAATTTGTAGCTGCAAGTTTAATGAGAGAAAGATTAAAAAAGATTGCAGGTATTTTAGGATATGCAAAAGCAGAAATATTTCCAAAACAAGACTACATTAGAGCAGACAGAGGAGATACCGGAAGTTTTTTAAATATTCCTTACCATGGAAGTAATAAAACAATTAGATTTGCTTTTGATGATAATGGTGAAGCATTAAAATTAGAAGATTTTTTTAAACTATATGACAAATATTCATTAACTGAAAAAGATTTATTTAATTTAAAAATTAATGAAACAGATAATTCAGATGATTTTTTAAAAGGAGCTCCTCCATGTTTACAAACAATACTAAAAGATGGGATGCCAGAAGGTGGAAGAAATGACATGATGTATAACATTGGTGTTTATTTAAAAAAAAGATTTCCTAATGAATGGCAAACAAAAATGTATGTTTATAATGAACAATTTATGAAACCACCTCTTGTTCATACAGAAATAACAAAATCAATAGAATCTGTTGGTAAAAAAGATTATCGTTATAAATGTAAATTAGAACCGATTGTTAGTTTTTGTAATTCTAAATTATGTTCTAAAAGAGAATTTGGAGTTGGAGAGGATGTTCCGCCGCCAGAAATAACTGGTTTAAGTAAATATTTATCTGATCCTCCAATATATTTTTTAAATGTGGAAGGTAAAAGTGTTGAATTAGATGATGTTACTTTACATGATTATGAAAGACTTTCTGTTGCATGTATGAATCAAATATCTATGCCATTACTTCCTCTTGGAAAAATAATATGGAGAAAACAATTAAATAAATTATTTTCAAAATTACAAGAATTAGAAGCTCCTGAGTCATTAAAAATAGATGTTCAAATTAAAGATCTACTTTCAGATTTTGTAAACAAAGCTTCAGGTAAAAAACTTGAAGATATTAAAAGAGGTTTACCTTTTACTGAAGATGGAACTACTTATTTTAAGTTTTTAGATTTTTGGAAATATTTAGATAGATCAAAAGCATGGAATCTACAAAAACAAAGAACTTTAAGATTATTAAAAACTCTATTTGATGCAGAAGAAGAAACAATAAAGATAGATAAAAAATCTTGCAGAGCAATAGTATTGCCAACTGAAAAATTAGAAAAACCAAACAAACCAGAAATAAGAACAACTAAGATGAAAGATCCTGCATTCAAATGAAAAGAATAATTATTCCAGGTCCTCCAGGAACAGGAAAGACTTATCATTTAACTAATAACTATCTTAGAAAGGAGATTGAAGAATATAAAACTCCAACAAGTAGAATTGCATACATTACATTTAGTAATGCTGCAGCAGAAGAAGCTAAAAAAAGAATAGGTGATATGTTTCCAAAGTTTGATATTAAAAAAGATTTTCCATATGTATCTACAATGCATACCTTAGGAACAAGGCAATTGAACATAGATACTAATATACAATTATTAAAAGATGAAAAGTGGAATGCTTTTAAAAATTTTTCACAAATATGCAAAGATTTAACTTTTGATTATGAAATAAATGAGTTTGGATTTTCTCAATATAAAAATAATCATATGAAAGTTATTGAATATTCAAGAGCTAAGAAGATTTCAATTATTGATGCGGCAGTAGAATTAGATAAACATCATTTTATTGATGTATGGTTAACAGAACAAATTGATGCTGATTTAAAATCATATAAAGAACAAACAGGAATGATTGAATATTCCGATATGATTAAACAGTTTATTGAGAAAGATAAGTGTCCTCCACTCGATGCTGTCTTTCTTGATGAAGCACAGGATCTGAATCCTCTGCAATGGGATATGTTTTTTTACATTGAATCAAGATGTAAAAGATCTTATGTTGCAGGGGATGACGATCAGACTATCTATACCTTTCAAGGTGCGGATGAAAATATATTTATTAATTTAGAAGGTGAGATGGATCCTAGAATTGAATCAAGAAGAGTTCCAAGAGAGATTCATAAAGTGGCTTTAAGTATTTTAGATAATGTAGAAAATAGAATGATTAAAACTTGGCTACCAAGAGATGCTGAAGGAAAGGTTTATTACAATCAATCATTAGATAATTTAAATTTTAATTCTGGAAATTGGATGATTATAGCTAGAACCAATAAAATGTTGTATTTAATAAGAGATCATTTAGCATCTTTAAATTTAAGATTTGATAGTAAAATCAATAACTTATTGCCACCTGAACTATTAGAGGCATATAGATTATGGACCAGATTAAATCAGGGTGCAACTGTTGGAGCTGAAGAAGCTAAGGTGCTTTATAAATATTTAACTGTCAAAGATAAATTAATTAAACCAAATTTTTCAACTGGAAAATCTTTAAATACTGTAGATTATGTAGATCTAGATGATCTAATGATGAGCCACGGGTTACTGGTGACGGGAAGCTGGGAACAATTAAACATAAAAGAAGATTCAAAATTATATATTAAATCATTATTAGCTAATGGAGATGATTTATTAAAAGATTCAAGAATTAAAATATCCACAATACACGGTGTCAAAGGTGAAGAATGTGAAAATGTAGTCTTATATACTGGCATAGAGAAAATTATATATGACTCTGCATTAAAAAATCCTGATCCAGAACACAGATTGTTTTTTGTGGGTGTAACAAGAGCAAAAGAAAATCTTTATATCATGCAATCTGATGTAGAGGATTACTATAACTATATACCAGGAGATCCAATACTATGAGTAACAAAGTGTTTTTTAAACAAGTAGGAGGAGCACATTATAAAAAATATAAAATACAACCTTCTAGATTTATAAATGAAAATAAGATACTGTTTGCAGAAGGTAATGCAATTAAATATATTTGTAGACATCAAGACAAAGGTAAAAAACAAGATATATTAAAAGCAATACATTATTTAGAAATGATAATAGAAAGAGATTATAATGTGTAGAAAACCAAAAACTTTAACAGTTGTTATGGGTTTATTTACAATATTGTGTCTTTATTGTTATTTGAAAGGCATAAGATGATTGTTTTAGGAGTACAAAAAAATCACAATAGTTCTGTAGCTTTATTTAATAAAGAAGAATTAATTTATTTTAATCAAGAAGAAAGATTATCAAAAATAAAAAAATATAGTGGTTTTCCATTTTTATGCATTGATGAAATTAAAAAATTAAATATTGAAATTGATGCAATAGTTTTTACTGGGTATGATACGATAGATGTACCTTTTATATTTTCATATTTAAATTACATTAAATTAATTAATAAAAATGAAAAAATTTTTTCTTTTTTTAAATCACATCATTTAATTCATGCGGTAAAATCTTTTTTTAATTCAAAATTTAAAGATGCAATTGTAATTGTATCTGATGAAAGAGGATCTTCTTATAATTTAACAAATGGTTATATGGGAGTTGAAACAACTTCTGTGTTTCATATTAATGAAAATTCTATTAAAACTATATATAAAAAAATATTTACACATTCAAAAATAGATAAAGATATAAAAGTAAATTGTAATATAGATTATTTAACTACAGATATAATTCCATTATCCATAGATAATAATACAATTTTTGAAATATCAAATAATAGAGACATGGCTAATTTTTATTCAAACATAACAGAACATTGTGGTTTTGAAGAAGGAGAAGAAGGTAAATTAATGGGATTAAGTGCGTATGGCAAATATAATGAAAACATTGAAAAAATAATAAATTCAAATGATTTTTTAATCGATAATACTGGGAAATTAAACATATTTAAATATTCAAAATTAAAAGATAAAGAAATATTTAAAGATTTAAGTTATATGACTCAAAGAAAATTTGAAAAAGATTATTTAAAATTAGTAAAAAAAAATATTGAATCAAATTTTTCTAAAAATTTAATTTTGACTGGTGGAACTGCTTTAAATGTAGTTAATAATTATAAAATAAAAAATAATTTTAAAAATATTAATTTATTTGTTGAACCTTTATGTGGTGATGAAGGAAATAGTATAGGAGCAGCGCAGCTTTATTTAAGGTATTTTAATAATATTAATGAATTTAAACCTTTTGTTAATTTATACATTGGAAATAAATATTCATATAATTTTAAATTAAAAAGTAATGAAATAAGTTTTAAAAATGTAGATATTAAATATGTTACCAATTTATTATTAAATGGAAATATTATTGCTTTATATCAAGGTAAAGCAGAAGCGGGACCAAGAGCATTGGGAAATAGAAGTCTTCTTTTAGACCCAAGAATTAATAATGGTAAAGATATAATGAATGATGTTAAAAAAAGAGAATTTTTTAGGCCATTTGCATGTTCTATATTAAAAGAAAAAATAAACGAATGGTTTGATATGGCGGGATTAGAAGAATCTCCGTTTATGATGTATGCGGTAAATGCTTTAAATGGAGTTAAAGAAAAAATAAATTCTGTTATTCATGAAGATAATACATGTAGAGTACAAACAGTGTCTAAAAAAGATAATGTTGTTTTATATAATATATTAAAAGAATTTGATAAAAATACAAAAGTTCCTATATTAATGCATACTTCTTTCAATCTTTCTAAAAAACCATTGGTAGAAACACCAGAAGATGCTATAGATACGTTAAGAAATTCAAAATTAGAATATTTATATTTTTCTGATATTAATGAATTAATTTATATTAAAAATAATTAGAGAAAGAAATTATAAAAAATGATTATTGATTATTTAATTATAAGTACTGGATTATTAATAATATGTGCAATGATTGGTTATTGATATGATGTTTGAAGCTCAGAAAGAATGGATTTGTCCAGAAAATTTTCCTGATTTAAAAGGTTATAAATATATAGCAATTGATTTAGAAACAAAAGATCCTGATTTAAAATCAAGAGGATCTG